TTTACAAATAATTTTTTAACTCCTTCCCAAGAACGAACCCTCCAGATTAGTTGCTCCAGCAGCCTAGAAAGATTTCGATTATATAATTGATCAAAGATTATCGGCTGTATCCCAGCATTGGCTAAATCTAAAATATTTTGGGGATGATCGTCAATAAAATGGGTCATCCCTAATTTTTTGCAAAAGGTTCCCTTCTCTCTGGAAGAGTAGATGCAAACTTCAACATTTGGTAGATACTGTTCGAAGAATAAATAAACAGGATGATGATCATTTCTGGTAGTTACAATTTCTATTTTATTTCCTATTTCATACCATTCTTGTATAAATTTTAAGGCCCCCCTTGCTGGTTTTATTCTAAATGTTTGATTTGGCGTTAAAAGTTCGTCTATTACACTTCTTCTCTGTTCCCTAGTTATATTTATACAATTACAAATTTCATAGTCTATGAAGTCTTTGGGTGTAGTATTTAAACCAAATCTTTTGTTGATGATATCACAAAGAACTGTGTCACTTTCCCCAATTACTCCATCGAAGTCAAACCCCAGTTTGATGTTGTTCATAATTATTGGCTTTTGGTTTTGTTTGTTCATATTGTATTTTTAGTTCTCCATGCGGGCATTTTATTGTTTTTACTTTTCCTTCTATCAGTGGTAGATGGATTTGGAGTGTTTTATACCCACAACAAGCCAGGGCAACATAAACTATTACAGAACTCATGTTGTTTCTCCTAGTTGTATTAACGAAAACCGCTTTACTTTTTGAAGCGATCACACTTATACAATTTTAGAATACTGCATATATTATAACCTATTTAATGAGTATAGTAGACCTTAACGCCTACAGAAAAATCAAACCTCTGGACGAATATGACGTTTTGTCCATGATATTGGAGTGTGGTCTGGACGAAATGCTGATAGTTACCAATATAAATAAACAACTTAGAGTTGCTAAAGTTCGAGCAACTAGGTTTATTGTGGATATAGAAAAATTGTAGGGTATTTTATGACTAACAAAATTAAACGCAAAGCTATAAGGAAAAAATCAATACCTAGGGAAGATCCTGAAAAGAATTTGCGTCAGTATATTACTTTTAACAAACCTTTTGCTGCTAGGAGATACCAACTCCCCCATAAGGTACAGATTCTTTGCGAAGAATACCTTAGAAATGGTTTCGATAAGTCAGCGGCAGCAAAAGTAGCTGGATATAGTATCAGAACTGCAAATGCAATTTTCAATAGGAAAGAAGTCAACGATTATATCCAGAATAAAATAGATAAAGTATATGATAATGTAACTGAGAATCGTATTTTACGGGAAATTACTAGACTTAGCCTTGTCACCATGAAGGATGTGATGAAATGGGACAAGGACTCAGTTACAATTATTCCTAGTGATGAACTAACCAACGATGTGGCTGCTGCTATTCAAGAAGTCAGTATGGAAGAGGTAGAATTTATGGCTGCGGGGGGGAAGCCAGGAAAAGTAGTCAAAAAAGTCAAAGTCAAACTGCATTCTGGCAAGTTGGAAGCTCTGAAAACTCTGGGTGCTGTCAAGGGTATGTTCCAAGAGGGTAGGTTTGATGCTGATGAAGTTGCTGACAGAATTAAAGATGCCTATGAAAAGACTATTTCTGGCTTTGGGCTTCCCACTGTACCACAACCTTCTGTACACAAAGAGGAATCACAGGTTTTGCAAGAGGAGCAACCCTCTGTTCCAGTTAGTGATATTGTGAAACATTAAGATGAGTGGGCCTACTCTGCGGTGGGGGGATATGAAACCCCACTATGAACAACATAGATTACTATATCAGGATACTAGATTTAAGGTTGTTCCTGCTGGGAGGAGGTCTGGTAAAACTGAGATAAGCAAACGATATTTAGTTTTGCGATCACTAAATCCTTGGGATACTAGAATACCTAGACCAGCACAGAGTAGGAATCCTAGATACTTTGCGGGAGCTCCGACTTTTGGTCAGGCCAAAGCCATCTTTTGGAATGATCTAAAAGCCATGATACCTAATTGGGCTTTTTACCCGAACAAAAAAAGGGGAATAAGCGAAAGCGAATTAGTAATAAGGCTGATAAGTGGGGCGGAGGTCTGCGTTGTTGGTTTAGACAAGCCTGAACGAATTGAAGGCCCCCCTTGGGATGGTTGTATACTGGATGAGTATGCCAATATGAAGCCGGTAACATGGACTCTCCATGTTAGGCCATGCCTTTCTGACAGAAATGGTTGGGCTTGGATGATTGGCGTTCCAGAAGGTAGAAACCACTATTATGATCTTTATGAAGATGCTAGGGCCATAGCAGTGAAGGCTAAGGCTGAAGGTAAAGCACCTGAGTGGGACGGATTCCACTGGAAAAGTGCAGATATTTTGCCCCCTGAGGAAATAGAACAAGCCAAGAAAGACTTAGACGACTTGTCTTATATGCAGGAATATGAGGCAAACTTTGTGTCTTTTCATGGCAAAGCGTATTATCCATATAATCCCTTTGTTCATTCGTCTTCTCCCCTAAAATATAGGGAAGAAGCAGATTTAATTTTTTGCTTCGACTTTAATGTCAACCCCGGAGTTGCTGCTATTTGCCAGGAACAGCCTATGCCAGAACAGTTTCAATGGGCGGAGCGAGGGGGACAATATTTCCAGGAACCTATTTGGGGCACTGGGGTTATAGGAGAAGTTTATATACCAAGAAATAGTAATACTCCTGCTGTCTGTAACAGATTAATCAATGATTATAAGGGTCATAAAGGGAGAGTAATCTGTTATGGTGATGCTACAGGAGGAGCTAAGGGAACTAGCCAAACTGCTGGGAGCGACTGGGATATTATACGCACTATGTTTAAAAATGAATGGGGGGGTAAGGTGTTCTATAGAGTACCCAAACATAATCCGAGAGAAAGGGTGCGGATAAATAGTGTAAATAGCAGATTGCTGAGTAAAGCTGGCTTGGTCAGGCTAATGATTGATAATACCAAAGCTCCCCATGTTGTTAAGGATTTTGAAGGAGTGCGTCTTTTGGAGGGGGGTAGTGGTGAGATAGATAAAAGTTACGATTTGCGTTTAAGCCATCTCACGGACGCCATTGGTTATTATATTGCCTATGAATTCCCCGTTGTGGGTGTAGATGCTTTCAGTAGGGAATTTTTGATTTAATGAAAAACTTTTTGGTATAGGAGTTATTGATGGCTAAGTCTATTCCGAGTAAAAGCCCAAACGATGATATTTCGCAGCCTGTTGATGCTTATATAGTACACCAAGACAGACTAGACTTGGTAGACACCCTGATGGGGGGAACCAAGGCTATGCGAGACGCACGAACAAAATATCTACCCCAAGAACCAGAAGAAAGCGACAAGGCTTATGAAAATCGCTTGCAAAGAACAGTACTTCTTAATGCCTTTCGCCGCACAGTTACGTATTTGTCAGGGCAAGTTTTTTCCAAACCTCTAATTCTTCAGGACGATAACCCGGAAGAGGTCAAGGAATTAACAGAGAACATCGATTTACAGAATAATAATTTGGAAGTTTTTGCAAAAAGGGTTTTTGAAGCTGGACTTATAGATGGTATTAGTTGTATACTCGTAGATTATCCTATAGTTCCTACAGACCTAACTAAAGAAGAAGAGAAGTCGGCGAATATCAGGCCATATTGGGTTCATGTTCCAGCGACTTCAATAATCGGGTGGAGAACCAAAACTGTGGGTGGGGAGATAAAACTGACTCAGATCCGCATTTTGGAAGAAGTGGAAAAAGACGAGGGTAAATATGGTATAAAAACAGTTAAGAGGATACGCCTACTAGAACCGGGGAAATATGAATTATATGAAGATGATAGTGGTGGCAGAGAAATTTCCTGGAAACTGATAGAGAAGGGCGAGGTTTCTTTTAAAGATGAAATACCCTTAGCTGTTTTTAGGGTAGGGGAAAAAATTAGTTACATGACAGCAGTTCCCCCTCTAGAGGACCTTGCATACTTGAATCTTGCTCATTGGCAATCCAATAGCGACCAAACAAATATTCTCCACTTTGCTAGGGTGCCTTTACTTTTTGGTAAGTTGCTTTCTGATGACATAAGTAAACTCGAAATTGGTCCCAACCGCATGATTCATGCTAGCAGGGAAGACGCAGATCTGAAATATGTTGAACATACGGGGCAAGCTATAGGGGCAGGCAGGGAAGACTTAGATAATCTGGAACAAAGAATGGCTCTTTATGGGTTGCAACTTTTAATTCCCAAGACAGGAAGAATAACAGCTACGGAAAAGGCATTGTCTAGCAGTGAAAACGACTGCACTTTGAAAACTTGGGCTCTTATTTTTAAGGACTGTTTGGAACAGGCACTTGTATATACGGCTGAGTGGATGAAAATAGATTCTCCTGGTTCTATAACTGTAAATACGGAATACCGTTTACTGCAAACTGCTGATGCAGATGTTCTCATTAAGGCTAAAGTTGCTGGAATTCTACCAAGGCGTGTGGTTCTTCAGGAATTCTTGCGTAGAGGGATTATTGCTGAAGATAGCGATGTTGATGAGATCTTTGATATGCTTGAGAATGAGTCTGTTTCTTCATTTTCAGGATTTAGTAATACAGGATTACCGCAACCAGGTGGAACTTTGCCCCCACCTAGAGTACCTATAGGCAGTGTAAAACGGCCTCAGTTGCCTAATTTTACTAAGAAAGGTAAGACCTTTAGGGGAGTGAAATAGTGTGTAGCCAATATGATCCTATGGTAAAAGATTTAGTTTTTGAATGTTGGTTTTGTGAGGAAACTACCAAATTGTGTATGAATTTTAGTAGTCCCTTTTACCATGGGGAGTGCCCCACAAAGGGAAAAAATCCTAAGGAAAATACCTCTGTAGAGGCCGGATGAGTAAAGAACAGGAAATATTGGAACTTATAATTTTTAACAGAAACTTACAATATTTGTATGATCTGGAGTCTTGGTCTGTTGGCACACTAAAACAACTTTTGGCTGTTTTACAAAAAGCACAAAGAGAAATTCTTGATTATTTAGATGCTGTTGGGGCTGGGCTTACGGATTGGTCAGAAGCTCGTAGCATTGCCTTGCTAGATAATTTTAATGATTTAACTGTGGCAGCCCGTACTATGTTGGGAGAATCCATAGTTGAGATAGCGTCTATTGTGGGAACTAATGCCCTTTCAGTGCATTCTGATATTTTGTCTTTTGGTGGTAGAATAGAGAATTTTAATAATGTTGCTATGTCTCCAAATCAGTTAAAAAGTTTTATACAGGAAACGCCTTTAGGCGGTAGGGTTTTGCAAGACTGGGTTGATCGGGTTTATGAATATAGTGTCCAGGAACAAATTAAGAAGGAATTATTATCTGGTGTTATCCAAGGAGAATCTTACTCTTCCTTAGTTGAAAGGATAGGGGAGGGATTTGGGATAGCGGAATCTGATGCCATTATGGTTGCCAGGACTTATGTACAAGGGGCTAATGTTGCGGCCCAAGAAATGGTGTATGAAGGAAATAGAGATATTGTTAAGGGGGTCCAGTGGGTAGCTACTTTAGAAACTAGTTATAAAAAGACAGGCAGAGGCACTTGTTTGGCTTGTGCCGGATTAGATGGCACAAGGTGGGGATGGGGAGAAAAAAGGCCTCAATGTCCACTTCATCCTCTCTGTAGGTGTTGTTTAGTGCCCTGGACAAAGACTTGGAAAGAACTAGGTATAAAAGACATGGAGGAAGTGGAAGAAGCCTACAGGCCCTACACTATAAGACCTAATATCAACATTGGTTCTGGAAGAAAAGGAAAAACTATATTACAAGCTGGTAGAATACAGGGAAATTACGAAGATTTTTTTTACCAACAATCCGATAGGTTTCAGAAAAATGTAGTGGGTCCCACCAGATTTGAATTGATACAAAGTGGAAGAATCAGATTTAATGAACTTGTAGATAAAAGCACGGGAAGACTATTAACTCTAAAAGAATTACAATGAAAATAATCAAGGTTCTAAACAGAATTTTTGAATACCATTTGCAACCTTGTTGTGTTTTGGCTGAAGCCTTTAAAGATTGGTTCGTTATTTTAGGGGGTAATATTTTTTTAAGTCCTTGTCAGTACCAAGATGGTAGATTATTATGTATTCAGTACTGCCCTTTCTGTGGCAAAAAGACAGAGGAAATAGAGGAGTCAGCAAATAATGCAGTGTGACAAATGCAAGGAATTGTGTAGTTTCACCAAATTGGAAGATGGTTCTTATATTTGCCCCAACTGTAATACTAATTCCCATATTTTAGATGAGAATGGTTTGTGTTGGTGTGGACCAGAACATATTGAACTTGAGGGGGGAAACATTTGGGTCCATAACAGACCAAATTGAGGCTGAACAATGGGAGATGTAGTTGAATTTAAAATTACTGATAAAATAATGCTCAAGCGCATTAAAGAAGAAGCCATAAGGGAAGCAATTAAACTATATGCTTTGACTGGCGGTTTCATTGATCCTTTTCCTCCAGATAAGGAAATGAGAGAATTATTTGAGCTGGGCTTTTTAGAACTATGAGGTTGTGAAATGGGAAATAAAAGTCAGAGAGGAAAAAAGGCTAGATCACTTAAGAAGAAAAAGTCCAAGGATGAAACTAAGGATAAGAAGAAAAGAGAAAAAATGGTTGCGGAAACCTATAAAGGAACAAGAGGGAAAAAAAGACAACTGAATAAAAAGAAACATCGCAATAAACACTACAAAGGAACAAGAAAAAATAAGTGATAATTTGAACAACGACGAAAACGGCTTTATTAATATAAAATAGAGAAAGTAATATAACTTAAATGTAACAAAAGTGGGCGAGATGCCTGAAAATCATTATTACGGTTGGGTGAGATGCCCAGAAGGATGGAGGGATTCCATATGAAGTTAAAGATTGATGAAGAAACGGGTAGTGTTGTTGTATCAGAGGAAGGGCTTCCTGTTTGGATTTTGGATGACAAGACTGAGGTAGCCTATGACATTCCAAAAGTTATTAAGGACTTGCAAGCTGCCAATAACGAGAGTGCTGGTCGCCGCAAGAAAATAGAAGAACTAGAAGCCAAGTATAGGGTTTATGAAGGAATAGATCCAGAAAAGGCCCGCAAAGCGATGGAGACTGTTCAGAATTTGGAGGATAAAAAGCTCCTTGATGTTGGCGAGGTAGAGAAAGTTAAGCAGGCTACTGGGGAAGCCTACGAATTGCGATTAAAGGAAATGCAACTGGATCTTACTGGCAAAATTGAAGAGAAGGATCAGATTATAGCTAAGAAGCATAATCAGATTAATGATCTTCTTATCAAGGGGGCTTTCCACGCTTCCAAGTTCATTAAAGAAAAAACAAACTTACCTGCCGAGATGGCATATTCACACTTTGGTAGGTGTTTCAGGGTGGAAGAAGTTAATGGAGTTTTGAAAACTGTTGCTTCTTGGCCCGAGGGTGGGGATGTTTTTTCAGACATAAACCCCGGACAATTAGCTTCTCCGGAAGAGGCTATAGAGAAACTGATAAACAAGTACCCAAATAAAGACTCAATCTTGAAAGGTGCTGGAAGTTCTGGGTATGGTGCTTCGCCTCCTGGTGGGAAGTCGGCAGACCAACCCCAAAATGTGCTTGATTCCTTCTATCCTAGTATGAAAAAGTAGGGTAGATTTGTAGGTAATTATTTTTTTTTATTTTGGAGGACATTAAAACATGGCCACAATGACTGCTAACCGCTTGACTTTGGTTGAACTAGCAAAGCGGACCAAAGATGGACAGGTCCAAGCTATTGCTGAAGTGCTCAACCAAGTCAACTCTATTTTAGATGATGCTATTTGGCTGTCCGCTAATGGGGAAACTTCTCATGTTACTACCAAGCGGGTGGCTTTGCCTACGGGTTCTTGGCGTAAACTTAATACGGGTGTGTCCCGCGAAGCTTCCCGGACCCAACAGGTTGTAGAAACTATCGGTATGTTGGAAGCCTTTAGTCAGGTTGATGAAGCCCTGATTGACATCTCCGATGATCCTATGGGTTTTCGGTGGACTGAAGATGTATCATTTGTCGAAGGTCTTTCCCAGACTATGGCTACTGCTGTTTTTTATTCCACTACTGTTGGTTATCCTGAGAAATTTAATGGATTTGCCACCAGATATGCTGCTCTAACTACTGCTAATGTGAGTGCTACTCACAATGTGCATGGTTGTGGGGGTACTGGTTCTGCCCTTTCTTCTGTCTGGATCGTTCAGTGGGGCGCAGACAAAGTGCATATGATATATCCCAAAAACTCCAAAACAGTTGGTATTTCTGCAAAGGATGATGGGATTTTGACTGTGTACGACTCAAGTAACAACCCCTTTAAGGTATACCAAACCCACTTTAAGGTCTATGTTGGTCTAGTGGTTCGGGATGACCGTTGCGTGCAACGGGTGTGTAATATCCATGCAACCCGGACTACCGGAGCCTGGAGTGATGACAAAATGATTGATGCTATCCGGCAGATGCCTCTTGGCGGTGCTGGTGCTGTCATATATGCCAACAAAACTACTTTGGCGCTTATGGACAAAGACGCTAAGGATAAATCTAATGTCCAATATGGTCCTCCCGATGTTTGGGGTCGGCCCACTATGTTCTTCCGCGGATTCCCTGTTAAACAGGTTGATTCTCTAACTACTACTGAAACTGCGGTAACCTAAATATAAAGAGGGGAGTGGAAATGCTAGATAAAAAAGCAATCAGTAAAAAACCTGAGGAAGTGGTTCCTCTAGATGTAGAGCCAACAGAGGTTGTTGTTGAGGAGGCTCCCCCACTTCCCCCTCAACCAAAACGGTATATTTGTAAAGTACAATGTTGGGTATCACATCGGTGCCAAATGTATAATCCTGGGGACATAGTAACATTTGAACCAGGAGAATTTGTGCCTGATCATTTTACCCTCATAGGTGAATAATTTTTAGAGAGGTAATTACGAATGGCCATTATGGATTATCGCCTTGAATTTTGCGATGCTACTGCTGTCTCCGGTGCGACTGGTGCCACAGTTGTAGGCAACGTAATTGATATGGGGGCTAACGCAACGGATTGGGGTTCTGGGACCCCTGTTTGGTTGCACCTTCGGATGAAGACTGCTGCGGGTCGCAATGTTGGTGTCCCCACCTTGGCTTTTGTTCTGGAAAATGCTGCTACCAACACTCCTGCTAGTTTTGGTACTGCGTTGACCCTAAAAGCAGCTACTACTTATGCTTCTTATACTGCTGGTTTTAAGGTATACGAAGCGGTGTTGCCTGCTATTTCTTTGAAACGCTATCTGCGGTTAAAATGCACGATCGCAACAAGTGCTTGTACCTCGGGACAGTTGGACGCATATATGTCCCTTAGTGCTGTGTAAGTAATAACAAAGTATGGTAATAAAAAGGAGGAGGAGGACTTTTACCTCCTCCTTTTTTAACCTTCCTACTTAACAAGAGGAGGTTCTGTTCATGGCTGTTCCTAGTAGCACTTATGTCAATAAAATGGAACGATGGAATGATCAACAAACCCAACTGTTAGATATCATTCAGGCTTCATTAGGTACTGTTAATTCTGGTGTGGATGTCCTTCATACTTCATTAGGTACTGTTATTACTAGTTTGGATATCCTTCATACTTCATTGGGTACTGTTAATTCTGGTTTGGATATCCTTCATACTTCATTGGGTACTGTTGTTACTAGTTTGGATGTCCTTCATACTTCATTAGGTACTATTATTGCTGGAGTGCCTGTTGGTGCTGGAGAAAACCACATAGGCGAAGTAGGGAGCAATACGACCCTTGTTTCTGTTATCCCTTCTGTATCCCTAGTTACTTACACAGCTAACGATTGTGTGGGTGGGGGTTTTGCTATCCCTGGGGCAGTGAGAGTCGATGGTGGTACGGGTATTTTACATTCTGTGACTGTGCGCGATTATGATGCTAAGAACGCACAATTTGGGGTTTATCTGTTTCAGGCTACTTCTTTAGCAACTTATACAGACAATGCTGTATTAGATATAGCAGATGTCGATTTGGATAAGTGCATTGGTTGGGTAGAAGTAAATACTTATGATTACAAAACATTAAGTGATAATTCAGTAGCCTGCATTAGAAATCTTAGTTTGCCCATTAAAGCAGTGGCAACTACTAAGAGTATATACTGCGTTTTGAGAACAACCAGTACTCCTACTTATACGACTACAACTGCTGTGAAATTTACTTTTGGCATATTAAGAGACTAAGGGGAATAAGCAAATGGGGAAGCGCATAACAAATATCTGGAATTGGTAAACTCCCATTATCAAGAACTTATACAGAAGTTGAAGACTCGGCCTGGTTGGATTTACGTGAAACCAGAAAAAAGAAAAGAAGCTTACCAGATGGCTTACAAAGAAGCGCAAGAAAAGGCCAAAGCAGAAACAAAAAAATAAAATGCAGGGAGAATCTATGTTGCCTAAACTAACGGCCTGTATGATGGTCAAAAATGAAGAGGATCTTCTGTCTCAATGCTTATCTTCCATAAAAGACATTTGTGATGAAATTATAGTCTGTGACACTGGTAGTGAAGATAAGACTATAGAAATTGCTGAATCTTTTGGCGCAACTATCTACCATAGTCCTTGGAAAAATGACTTTTCTTATCACAGGAATGAGTCTATTTCTAAAGCAGTAGACGCAGACTTTATTTTAATTATAGACGCAGATGAAAAATTAATAACCACCCCTGGAATTACCAAAAAAGAAATAAAAGAATGGTTGACAACTCTTCCAGAAAATATTGGAGCTCTTGCCCTAATGGTGCAAGATATTCAAGAAGGTTCTGTTGTGATGCGTTGCAATTCGGCTCGTCTTTTTCGCAGGGGAAAAATTCGGTATGAAGGAAAAATTCACAACCAACCCAAATTTGAGGGCTCTTGTGGATTGTGCAGCTCTATGTATATCGAACACTATGGTTATGGTCTCTCCAAGGCGAAAATGGAGAAGAAATTTAGAAGGACGCGCAAGGCATTAATGAAGGAATATCATAGTAATTCAAATAATTTACAAGTTCCCTTTTATCTTTGTCAATTATATGGACAGCATGGAGATCTCAAGGCTTCAGCCAAATGGGGGGATGAGTATTTAAACCGGAAAGATGACATGGGTGGTGACTTCAATGAGACTATCTATTTTACCCAAGTACGAAATTATCAGGCAATGGGGGACTATAAAAAAGCTCAGGAATTGCTGCGCATGGGATTAAAAGATGACCCGTTTAATCCTGACCTTGGGCTAGCTCTTTCTGACCAAGGTACTTTTACTAAAGAAAATGCTTTGGTGGCTGAAGGGGCAAGAAGATTCTTAAAGGGGTATAGCAATTGCATTAACAAACCCCATACTATGGGGGGCAGATTCTATTTCACTTTAAGAAAAGATGCTTTTGTTTTGATGTTATACAGATTGTGTATATCTTGTTTGCATGAGGCGAGGGATGCTTGGAATTTATTTAAACCAAACAAAGAATTGGCTGATCCTAAGATGATGGAAGAATTTAAAAGTAATTTAAGTTCTTTAGGATTTAATGATTTACTTGCAGAGTTGAGAGAAGAGGACGTTCTGCCTTTACCGGAATTAAAGTCATTGCCCTTAGCAGTATAGGAGGATTTTATGGCCAAACTTACTACCAAACAGAGAAAAAGCATGAGCAAAAGCCAATTTGCAATACCAGAGGATAGGGCTTATCCTATTAATGACCGAGCACATGCCGCCAACGCGTTGGCTAGGGTATCACAGCATGGCTCACCAGAAGAGAAGCGTCGGGTGCGTGCAGCAGTAAAGCGTAAGTATCCCGATATGCCTTCTGTGGCAGACAAAAATAAGGAAAAGAAAAAGGGAAGAAAAAAGAAAAAATCTTAAGTATGGTAAAAAGTAAGAAACAGTTCGTTTGCTGCAAGTGCAAAAATTTATTGGGTGAAAAACAAAATGGTTGGGTGGTTTACCCGCTCCCAATAATTTGCCATAGTTGTAATAAAAATAATACAACAGAATTTTTTGTTGGGATGTTGGAGAAATGAAGTTCGCTATGTTTGGTGTAGGTTTTGTGGCCCCCCGCCACATGGCGGCAATAAAAAGTGTTGGGGGGGAACTTATAGCTATTTGTGAACCCAAACACGATGTAGTGGGGGTGATTGATTCTTATTTTCCAGAAGCTGAATTTTTTAGTGATGAAAGGAAGTTTAAAACCTATTGCAAAAAAATTTCTGTTGATTATGTAGTAATATGTTCCCCTAATTATCTCCATGTTCCTCAGTCTATTTGGGGAATGGAAATTGGAGCAAATGTAATTTGTGAAAAACCTATAGCCTTAGATAGTTATGATCTATTGCAATTAGCAGAGGCCGAAGCAAGAACTGGTAAAAAAATAAATACTATTTTACAACTAAGATTAAAATCTTCTTTGATCGCTTTAAAGCAAGAAGTGAAAAAGGAAGAATATTATAAAGTATCTGTTGATTACATAACTCCTCGTGGTTGTTGGTATCACAAATCCTGGAAAGGAAGTGAGGGGAAGTCGGGGGGACTTGCAACCAACATAGGTATTCATTTGTTTGACTTGTGCCTATGGCTGTTTGGCAAAGAACAGGGAATTGAACTGTATAAAAAAACAGACAGTTGTGTAATAGGAAAATTGTTTTTGGAAGGAGCTGAAGTCCATTTTAATTTATCTATTGGAGGGAAGGAACCTAAACGAAATTTGATTATAGGGGACAAACAAATAGAATTTAGCCAAGGGTTTACTCAATTACATGAATTTTCTTATCAGTATATCCTTAACGGCAAGGGTTTCGGCCTTATAGAAGCCTCTCCCTCTGTTTTATTATGTGAAAAAATAAGAAATATGAAAGCGGGATAATTATGGTGGACTATTTTGTACATGAAACAGCAGTAATTGATGAAGGAGCACAAATTGGAGAAGGTTGTCGGATTTGGCACTTTTGCCATGTTATGGCCGGAGCTAAAATAGGAAAAAACTGTGTTTTGGGTCAAAATGTCTATGTGGCTTCGGATGTGATTTTGGGCGACAATGTTCATGTACAGAATAATGTTTCAATTTATGATGGCGTAACTCTTGAGAATAATGTTTTCGTGGGACCTTCGGTTGTTTTTACCAACGTCAAATTTCCAAGATCCCATAGAAGAGGAAAGTTTGAAAAAACTGTGGTTAAGTCTGGCGCTAGTCTCGGAGCAAATTCTACCATTATCTGTGGAGTAACTATTGGAGAACACTCTATGGTTGGGGCTGGGGCAGTTGTTACTAGAGATGTTCCACCAGGAATAACTGTTATGGGAGTTCCTGCTCAACCCAAAAAGTCCAAGAGGCAATGAAACAACTTTATTTTTGCGTATTCTTATGTTTTGTCATTTTTAATAAAGTAAGTTAAGGAATTTATATGGCGACAATAATAGTTGAATCAGGTTCAGGCGCAACAATTACAGCCAATTCCTATGTGTCGATAGCTTCGGCCTCTGCGTATTTGGAGAGCAAGGGGATTACTACTTGGTCGGCCCTTACTACAACAACACAAAGCACTACATTAATTGAAGCCTGTTACTATATGGAATTGCTAAACTATAAGGGACTAAAGTCGTTATCAACTCAACCTTTAGAGTGGCCTAGAAGAGGAGTTTATGACAAGAATGGTTATCCCGTTTTGTCTGATGAAATACCTACTCCCATTAAACGTGGCCAAATGGAACTTGCTTATCGCTATAGTTTGGATAAAGATCCGGTAGCAGATTTATCTGTTGGGGATGGCTATATAACAATGGAACGCGTGGCGGACATTGAGGTGCAATATAGTGAAGGATATGCTCCTAATGTCAGTTTCCCGGAAGTAGACAAAATACTAGCGCCTTTTCTTAAGAGTTCTTTGTGTGTGGAGACAGAAAGGGCGTAAAGGGGCAGATTATGGCAAAAATATTGGAATCAGCTAAAATGACAGAAAAAGATTGGGCAGCTAAAATGGACGCTGAAACCCTAATGCAAGCAAAAATGATTGAGATGGACAAAGGTAGGATGTCTGCTGCTCAAAAAATGGCAAAAATGCTGGCAGAAGAAGCTAAAATGAGGGCTGAGGCTGCTAGTACTATTGTTGGAAAGGGCAATGGAGAAAATAAGAAAGAGAACGGTAATAAAAAACAGAAGAAAATGGGGAACAAGAAATAATTGGATTATGAAGCCTTAGCTAGTAGAGCTTCCACTCTTATAACCAAATATGGAAGAGCAGCTACTCTTAGTATATTTTCGGGGGCAACTTTCTTGCCTATTACTGGATATTATACTACAGCAACGTACGCTGAGTATGCTGTAAACATTGCGTTTATGAGTGTTGGGGGTAAATCCTTGGCTGGGGATATACCAACAGGACTAGAAGAGAAAGTGGACAAGATTGGATTGCTTCCCTCTGAAGATTTGGCTGTAACTCCCACTATAATGGACAGAGTACTAGTTGGTGGGGTAAAATATGAAATTGTTTTCCCAGAGGAGATAAAACCTGCAACCATTTCTCTAATTTGGAGATTATGGTTACATAGAGGAGCTTAAATGCCAATCCCATATTTTAACATTAAAGACTTTGAGGTTCCTACTAGCAGCAGGCGCTACCCAGCTTCTAAGACTGGCGATATTCTGCCTGGGGGAAAGGGTCATGTCCTCGGTGATAGATTTGCACTAGATGTGGAAAAGTTCAAAAATAAATCATTTAAAAAGATAGAAACAATGGTGCGAAAAATTGCATTAAATTTATATAAAGAAATCATACGTACTAGTCCTGTAGATACTGGGCTTTTTCGGGCAAACAATCAGATGGATGTGGATAAAATGAATTCAAGCAAGATTTATGCTGAAAGGCCCCCAAAAAGAGTAAGTTCCGAAAGGGGGGTAGTTATTTTTGATGCAGGACCAACTATAGTAAAGGGGGAATCTAGTTTAAATAGATTTAAGTTGGGTTCTTCCATATATCTATTTAATAATTTGGTTTATGCTCAACCCCTAGAATTTGGGCATAGTGGACAAGCTCCATTGGGAATATACCGCCAAGCAGTACTGAATAGTAAAAGATTTGTTCGGGTGGATTAAATACAAATGAGTTCATATCCCGACTACTATATAGATTGTGCACTTAATAAACATCTAACTTTGATGACTCCCACAATAGATATTGTTTGGGAGAATACTGATTACACCCCTACGAATGGAAGGGAATATTTAGAGGCTTGGTTGCTCCCGGCTGTAACTTTACCTGTTACCTTGGGTCCAAATTGTTGGGAGGAATATGCTGGAATATACCAAATATCTTGTGTATATCCAGCAGGAAAAGGAAGAGGGGCAGCTAAAGAAAAAGCTGGTAAAATAGCAAACTATTTTGCTCGTGGCACTAGCTGTACTTATAACGATATAACTGTGAAAATCAGGCAAGCATATCCAGCACCTGGATATTATGATAGTAGTGGTAGTTGGTACAGGATACCTGTAAGTATTGTGTATTTTGCATTTTCAACATAGTCCCCATGGGAACATTTCCCCAGAATGTAACTATGTGGGTAATAATACTCCGGAGGATATAACAAAATGACCGTATTTGCTAGTGGTGGTTTTCATGGACTGTGTGTTGGTTCCGAAACTGTTTTTGGGACTAGTCCTGCTACCATGACTAAATTGAGACACACTTCTTGTAGTTTGATTCTCAACAAAGACACATTCCAAAGTGGAGAACTTCGGGATGATAGGCAGATAACTGATTTTCGCCACGGAACGAAAAGAGTTAGTGGGAATATTGGCTTTGAGATGAGTTATGCGGAGTTCGATTCTATGTTACAAGCTGTCCTTTGTGGGACTTGGCAGGTGGCATATGCCAAAACTGGCGCGGATATTGGTGCCCAGGGGGCTCCAAATAATCAATTTTATGCTACTGCAACCACTTTTACTTCCATAGCAACAGGAGACCTCATAGCTATCTCTGGTTTTACTGGCACGGCTGGTCTCACACTTAATGCTGTACACAGAGTTACTGCTCACGTAGCTAAAACACTTACTGTAAGCACCTCACTGGTCACTAAAGCAGTGGGGGCTACTGTTAGTGTGACTCGCCAACCGTCTCTTCTGGTGGGAACTACCCAAAGATCTTTTACTATCGAAAGAGAATTTGGGGATATTGTCAAATATCAGATATTCACTGGTTGTGTAATAAACACTCTTTCCCTTTCTGTGAAACCCAACGCCATTGTTACAGGGGAGTTCGGTATTTTAGGTAAGGGGTCTTCAGCAACCTCAACTCCTGTGGATAGTGACCCAACAGCTTCACAAACTAATTCGCCTTATGACAGTTTTACTGGCGCAATAAGTGAAGGTGGTTCTGCTGTTGGATATGTAACTAGCATAGACCTTAAACTGGATAACGGGGGAGACCCAACGTTTGTTATTGGGGATGACGAAACGCCAGCCATTGTTTTGAGTCGTTCTAATGTTTCCGGCAGTTTGGAAGTTTATTTCCAGAATCTTACTATGCTGAATAAGTTCGAGAATGAAACAACTTCCAGCATAGAATTCTATTTAGGTTCTGGGGATGTGGGAGGCAGTTCTTATCGTTTTTATCTCCCTAACGTAAAATATGGTTCTGGGGATAACTCTGTTTCTGACGAAAACCCCATAACCCTAAAAATGGATTATCAGGCGTTATACAGCACTACGGACAGGACTAATTTGCGGATAACTAAGATAGCATAGGAAGTCCGATATGGAGGGATACAAACATGGAGGGCTTCCTTGCTGCTGTTGCAAGTAGTAATATTCCAGTAACCCAACCCCAAACCATAGACTTTTCTATTTTGGATGTCTTGCTGGGGTTGGGTGCCGGAATAGTGTCAACTGTATTCATTTTTGTTTTAATTGGATATGCTTTAATTAAATTTCGCATAGTCACTTTAGGGTCAGCTATAGTTGACATAGAAAAACCTATAGTAATTTGTCCTGATAACTGTCCTGCTCATTTGGCTGAATATGAGAGAAGTCTTCAAAATCAAACAAAGATTAATGCGCTGTTTGATAAATACGATGAGCACCAACACACATTGTCTGATTTAAAGATGAATTTGGCTGTTCTTAAGCAAGGCCAAGACCAAATTTTGAGTCAAGTAAAATTGCTTACTGAAGCAATAATAACCGGAAGATAAAGGAGTTTTTATGGATCTAATTACGCTAGATGTGGCACCCCAAGCTGAAGTCGGGGCTGAAATGGAAATTGCTCATCCCGCAACAGGTGTTCCTATTGGAGCTTTTATAGTTCTTGCGGGGGTAGACAGCAAAATTTATCAGGATGCCCAACATAAAATCGCAAATAAAAGGATGAAAGGGGCTTTTCGTAGGACAGGAATCCGGATTCAATTGACTTCTGAAGAAATGGAACAAGAGACCATCGAATTGGTGGCTAGGTGTACTCTTGGTTGGCGCAACATAGAATGGAAGGGCCAACCATTAGAATACAGTTATGAAAATGCTAAAATGGTTTATACCGAACTTCTTTGGCTCAGGGAACAGTGTATTAGTTTTATGGAGGACAGGAGTTTTTTCTTGAAGAAATAAAGGAATGGTTGCTTCAAGCTTGTAAAGACATTTTACATTTAGATTATCCAGATGAAAAAGGAGTTTCGCTTAGGTCAAAACTAGAGCAGGCGTGGAAATCAACTGGATATAAAGTCAAAGATCCTCTGTTGGATAAGGAATTGCTTATACCAATAGAAGCTAAACACCTTTGGGATTGGTTTTGGGATTTACGTTCTGGTGTTGGGGGGGGTGGGTTTGGACCATCCCCAATTAACCATCGAGAAATAGTAGCTTGGTCTTTTAATATGGGTATTTATCTAAATCCGTGGGAAATCAACACGATAAGAGATTTAGATAATTGTTATATGGAATATGTTAATGAAGAACTTGAAAAAAGAAGTAAGAAGAAAAACAAATAGGGATATTACAACGTGGACATAGACGTAACTAGGCTGGCAATAGAGATAAAAGTTGAAGGTGAAGAACAGGCCAGAAAAGCCATTGATGAAATAAAGGCTAAGGGCGCAGCTGCCAGCAAAACTCCAGTTAGATTGAATGTTGACGCAACTTCTGTGCAAGAAGCTATTGGCTTGCTAGAAAAAATGAAAACGGAAGGAATAAAAGGAGCAACAATCAGAGTTAGAACTTCTGGCACAAATGAAGCAATTGCCGCGAACAAACAGATAAATGAAGCAATTAAAACTATAGGGGAAACTGGAAATAAAGTTAATGTTGTTTTAGCCAGACAGGGGAGGGAATTTGAATCACACAAATCTACTGTAGAATACTTAAATGATCGCCTTTTAAGAACTGCCCGCATTATTGCTTCCATAGCCGTAGCTTATTATTCTCTTCGTACTGCCATTGATATAATGAAATCAGCATTAAATGTGGTTGACGAATACCATGTTACTACTATTGGTATTGCTGCCACTATGACTGATATGGCCAAAGATCAGTCTAATGCATATGGCAATTTTATTCAAAATCTTAGTTACGCACGAGATACTTATGAAAAGTTAGAAATGGCTGCTGCTAAATATTTTGCTACTGGTCAAGAACTTATTCAAGGTTGGAATATTTTAGCCCAAAACAGAATTGTTCTTCAGGGGGAAGAAATAGAGTATCTCGGTATTATTGTTGACAAGGTCAAACTTCTAACTGTTGGGCAAACCAGCAGTGTACAAATTGCACAAGAATTGCGGGCTGCTTTAACTGGCCAAGCTAGGGCAACTGACCAATTGGCTAGGTTGGTGAAGGATAGACTTGGTGGGGCTTGGCACGAAGTTTTCGATGAAATCCGCAGGACGGGGAGCCTTGAACCTCTAGCTCGCATGCTTCCTGGTATGGAAGTAGCTAGGCCCTTTGTTGAAGATACTCTACTGGCCCAAATATCTACTACAAGTACTTATATGCGCCAAGCAATAAGGACTGGGATGATAGACCCCTATCAAGAAACTGTTAATTGGATAAAGGAAATTAATAAATACATCAGAGAAAATAGAGAATATATCGGTTCCCAATTAAAAGGTGCTTGGGATGGGGTTAGAAATGTCTTGTATGTAATAAAAGAATTGCTTATAACAATCAAAGATCTAGTAAAAGACCCCGTAATGGCAGCAATAATTGGGGCTGGTGTTGGTCTTGCAGTTAGGGGTATTCCTGGGGCTATTGCTGGAGGAGCTACAGCAGGAGGAATTGCTGCTGGGGGGTTGGGATATCCAGGTTGGCCAATTGCTGGTGCTGTAGCTGGTGGTATAGCAGGAGCTCGCTTTGGTCCACAGGGGGCAGGCATAGGAATGGGCATAGGCGGGGGGATAGGGCTGCTAGCCCAGCTGCAATTAGAAAGAGCCACAGCAAAAAAAGTTGAAGAAGAGTATTTAAGAAGGTTGTCTGAAAGTGGAACCGCTTCTTTTAAAGAATATTTGGAAGCCATGAAGACAGGATCCAGGAGTTGGTGGGAACTATTAAATGAATGGACTGAGATAAAAGAGAGGACCTGGAAAGAAGCGGAAGAAGCAATAGAAGCTTTACAAAAGGGTCTTCAGGTTCCAACAGGATTACCACCTACCCAACAGGAGCCTTGGGTCAGGCAGTGGAAGGAAGAAGCTGTCGCAGCCTTAACTTCTGCCAATTCCCTTATAGCCACTATGGGACAAGAACTAGGCAAGTCAACTGAAAATCATTTTGGTAGGATAGTGTCCCATATGTTTAAGTTGAATGATTCTATAGAAAAATCAATAACAAAAATGAGAGAATTTGGGGAAACCCAAAAAATGTCAATAGCTTTCGAGAGACAATTATATGAACTACGGGATAAAATTATTAAGGAGGGGATAGAAAAATCCAATAGAGAATTTTACCAATTTTACTTAGATACTATAGTAGGGGGCACCATAGGAGGAGAAGCCAAAAAAATAGAATTTAAGTATGAAGAATTGAGAAGGAAATTCACACCTTCTAAAGAAGGAGGTTTCCTTGGTGGTATTATGTCTGGTCTTTTGGAGGGTGGTTCTGCTCTAGAAAAGACCTTGGTATCTGTAGGGGATAAGGGAGTAGAGTCAGCTACTAGATTTGGCAACAGTTGGAAGTTTCAAATAGAAGAACTGACCGATAGATTAGACGAACTATTAAAACTGTTTGACAGATTTGGGAATAAAGGAAAATCAAGCCCATACAGTAATATTCCTATACCTCCGAGTGGCGCCTATGCCACAGACTATGGGGGATATTATAAGATTTTTGAAAATTTTATGGGTGGTTTAGAATACCGCAGACAAATGGAAGGAAAATATCCCCAATTTCCTTTGCAAATAGATACTAGGCCCTTGAGCCAACAAATTGCTGATGCAGTGGAAGAAGCAGCAAACAAATATCCAAGAATAGGTGCCGATTTTATCAGAATTATGATAGCTGCAGAATCTGGCGGCAGAGTTGGGGCTGTCTCCCCCAAGGGGGCAAAGGGACTTATGCAATTAATGCCGGGCACAGCTCTGGATATGGAGGTGACAGATATTTTTGATCCACGCCAAAATATTATGGGTGGGGCAAAATATTTTGATTTAATGTTAGATAAATTTAAAGATAGATGGTTGGCCTTAATGGCATACAACTGGGGTCCTGCGAATGTAGATAAATGGATAGAAGCTGGTGCGCCGAGAACTGGTATTCGCAAAGAAACTTACGATTATGTGAATAAGATCTTTAGTAAATATACTGGCTTAGATGCAACGAAAGCATGGCAACAAGTGGCAGACAAGGCTTTGGCGGCGAAGATGGGGGGTTATGACAAGGAAGGGATACAGGAACTGGGAAAAGCCATAGAACTGTATAGAACTGAATTGAATGACACCATTAAAATAAATGAAATGGTCAAAAATACGGCTGACATTCTTGCTGGAATGAACCTAACATATCAAGAACAGAATGAGTGGAGAACATACGCTTTAGGATTTGAGAAAGAAATACTCCGTTCTAAAACAGAACAACTGATATTAGATGCAGGTTTAGAAGCCTACGACCAAATACATGGGACACACATAGTAGAATATCTAAGAAAGAACACCGAAAATATTATTAAAGAAAAAGAAAAAGATGATCTTCTTAAAAGTCAGCTTAACAAACTGGAAGCACAAAAAAGCATACTTGGTCAGTATGAAAAATACCTTTCTGGCCTCAGTTCTAATATGCCCCTTGTTACAGACCAATTAAAATATCAAGAAGCTAGTTTGCACATACAACAGGCTGTGGCAAAAATTGATTTGGCCGAATATCTTGAGAAAAATCAAAATCTTAGTAGTGTGCAGAAAGAAGAATTAGCCACTTTGTTGCTTCTTGAACAAGCTGCCCAAAGATATCAGTTGACAGTTAAGAAGTGGGAAACTCAGGATATTTTAGGTGGTATTAATATTTGGGCATTAGAGAGAATTAAAAAAAGCCTAACAGAAATATCTGGGATAGTGAAAAGTGTTTTAGAAGATGTAGAACAGCAGGTTAGTAAAGGTATTGGAGAGCAGCTTATTAATTATTTCAGCGGGAAAGGGTTTGATTTAAAAGCGATTGCTCGAACTATAGTAAGTAGTTTGCTGCAAAAGGGCTTAGATTTAGGAGTTGGTCAGGTATTCACAGGAGTAGCAAAACTTTGGCAATGGATAACTGGCACAGAAGTTGGAACACAACAGACCCAAGCCAAGTTGGCAGCTACAACTATCGAACAGGGTGGTATTGCTGCTGGTTTGGCCATTTTGAAGTATTGTTATGAAGCTGCTGAGGTTTTAAGGAATGCTGTTCCTAGTGTGGGTGGGGGTGTTCCTGGTAGTCTAGGTGGTTTCGGGGCCAACAAAGCCGCGGCCGGTGTGGGACCATATGGTGAATCTGCGGAAGGAATGATTTCCGCAGCCGAAAGTTCTGCCCCAGGTTCTGTGGGTGGCTTTGGGGGAGGAGGCGGTGGTGGTTCGGGTATATTTGGTGGCCTCCTTAAAGTAGTAACTTTGTTTGGTCAAGCTGTGGGACTTTGGAAACCTTCTGTAGCATATTTTGGTGGTACTGCTGTTCCTGCTCAATATAAATCTGGTGTGCAAGGTCAGATGGCTGGTCAAGCTGGAATGATGAGTAGCATGGCAATGGGAATAAGTGCTGCTGGTATGGGACTAGCTGCTTTGGGACTTATGACTGGTTCTCAAGGATTGGTAGCAGCAGGTATGGTATTACAAGCCGCAGCACTTGCTCTTCAAATTGTTGCTATGTTAATGCAGGCCAAGATCTTACACTCCGGCGGTTTGATTATGCATCAGGGTGGACATATTCCAGTTTATGCTCATTCCGGTTGGAATATTGCTTCCGATGAAAGGTTGATTATTGGCCAAACCGGCGAATATATGATATCCCGCAGAGGAGTAGATGCAGTAGGTGTGCCATTCCTTAATGCTGTGAATGCGGGCTATGTCCCACAATCAGGCTCTTCAATTAATTTTACTTATGCCCCACAAGTAAATGCTATAGATGCTAAGGGTGTGGACAAAGTTCTTGAAAAACATGGGAAACAGATGCTTAAAAATCTTAAACAATCCCACAGAGACTATAGT